TGATAATTAAGAAAGGAGGTTAATCATGAGAACCCGTAAAACAGTCCGCCGAGGTTCCCGAGGCGAATCCTCTTCTTTGGATAGATCAGTTCTTAGGATTGAAGAGCGCCTGGATGTCCAGGATGCAAATTCTAACCTATCTGACCCGTCCTGTAGATGTGGAGAAACCGACTTGGAAATTGAGGTAGTCTGTGATACTTGTGGCGATCATAATGACCCTCCCTAATTAACTATTCTGGGAGCCAACTATTCCTGTGGGTGACTCGACGTCACCTTGCAGCGGCAACACACCCTGAAAGGGGGTATTACCATGGTCTTTAGTGACCAGCTTCAAGGGGAAATCGAGAAACGTCTTTCCGTGATCGGCATACCAAATCGCCTTATTCCCGAATTAACTGGGATTATGGTGAAGTGGTATCAGTGTAATGGTCCTGAATGGTTTGTGAGTCGTTTAAAGGCTCTTAAACTATTCTTCATCAAAAGGGAAACTGTACCCCCTTGGTTTGCTAAGAACAGGCGCGGAGAACTTAAAGGGCCTTTTGGCTCTTTATTCCGTTGGTCTGCTCTTAGTGAAATGAACTTTAAACGTTCACTTCAAGTAACCCAGGCGTATACATTAGTACAATTTGATGATCTTAAACCTAGCCAAGTGGCAAAGTTTAAGGAGGCCCTATCAAGTGAAGGAGGTTCTAATCTTTCACCTGAGATGCATCGGGACTTGGCTTTGTCCCTTCGCAATTACATTGGTCTTCAAAAGGTCATGCGTGATGAGGATGTTTCTCTCCTCACGTATCGTGGTTCGTGTTCTCGTAGGCGACCAGGTTTTAACTTTCTGGTACCTAAGGGAACAACAGATAGGGGTATCCTCGATTACTTGGATATGTTAAAAACCAAGTCATTTAGGAATCTCTATAAACGTTTTCGTAGTCTTTATTCCCCTGTGGTTAAGGGGATTAAAGAGGAATCATTCTTACCTTCTTTTGTTTATGAAGATGAGATTGAAGCGAGTCCAATTCCCCAGTTCACACCGGTGAGTCAGGCTCCTATGTTTCCGTTATCTGGTGGTGAAGTCCACTTCTTACAAGAAGTGGGTGGCAAGTTAAGAAGTATTGCCTCTCCTCACCTCATCCATCAGCTGTCTCTGCGTCATTTTGGCAGAGCGATCTACAGAGTAGTGCGATCCTTACCATGGGATTGCACTCATGATCAGTTGAAAGCAGTACCGTCCGTGTCAGAGGCCTTAAGAAAGGGTCAAATAGTTCATTCTGTTGACCTAACATGTGCAACGGATTACTTCCCGTTGGATGTTCAAATCACATGTTTGCGTGCTATATTCGGAAATGTTCCGGATATAGAACTCTTTGAAACGATTTCCAGATCTTATTGGAATTCGGACCTCGGAGTTGTGTCTTGGAAAAAGGGCCAACCGTTGGGTTTATACCCTTCGTTTGGATCCTTTACCTTGACTCACGGTTCTCTCTTATGGTGGCTCAATGGTTGTACACATCAAGATAAGTTTTTCGTCTTGGGTGATGATGTTGTCATCCTTGATGATAAGCTTTTCGAGAAGTATACAGCCCTCTTGAACCAAATGTCATGTCCTTATTCCGAACAGAAGTCAGTTTCATCTGCAAAGCTAGCTGAGTTTGCAGGTAAAATTATCACGTCCCGTGGACACTTCGATGTTATGAAGTGGCGGAAGTTATCTGATGATAACTTTCTTG